CTTCCACCCATTCCTCTATCTCCACACATTCCTGCTCCAGCTGCTCCTTCCGTCGCTGATCCCGACACTGAAGGCGATCATACTTCTCCTTGTCAAATCCTACCACGCCCTGTGGCATGGGGTATCCCTTGCTGTAATCAAAGATTACGTCATTCCCGATCAACCCCTCATCTCTCCATCGGTTTTTGAGTATGTAATCCAGCTCCAGGATCTCATCCTTTTTACTCCGGTATCCCTGGAGCAGCTCCTTTGTTATCTCCATCCGCATCACCCCTTAATCCACATCGTCTCTGTAAATATTCCCACGCTGTCTCCTGCCGAATCTGCTGCCCCTGCGCTCGGATCAGCGCGGCAGCACTTGGTTCATTTGTATTGCTCAATGTATCATCTCCTTTTTCGGTCTGCCACGTTTCCGCATCCCTTTTAATCCATACGCTTTTACTCCAGCTATGACCGTTGCTACTGATATGTCTAACAAATATGCTATTTCTACGTTCGACTTTCCTTCGTTCACATATTTTTTCAGTTTCTCTACGTCGTAACACTTTCTGTACATTCGTTTCCGTGATCCGTCTTTTCCCGCATCATGTAACCCTATTCTCATCTTTTCAAGAAGCCCGGTATACCCTTGCCCCGGCCGGAGGCTGGCTCCTTTCTTAGTTATTTCAATTCGATTCCATCAGCACAGTTTTAAAATCCTCTACGCTTTCAACGTAACCATCGTTGTACGCTTCAAGCTGTTTATGCCCTTTTTCTTTATCATCGTTATTCCTCCCAGTATTCAATCACATATTCAATCTGCTGAATTCTGCCTGTTCTTCTGTGCATATTTAAGAAACTCCACCAGCTCCGTTTCATTGTTCTGGAACCGATTATATACTTCGTGTCTCTGCCATTTTGATACGCATCCCTTCTTCGGGGGTTTCGGTCCTCCAACAAGATGCATGAATGAAGAAATAAATTCCCCATGCCATTCCGTAGCTGGTTGAGTATACTCTTCCGCGATCAGCCTGGCACCATTTTCGAAGTCATATTTGTAGTACTTAGCCCCGATATTCTTATCCTCATACCAGAGTCCCCACACCTTATAATCCCGCAGCCAGGCTTTCCGCTGGTCATTGTTCTTGAAGATCGGCAGCTCTGGCTGTTGCGGCTCAGGAATATCAACCGCATCCAGATCACTGATCATTCCTGCAAGTGCCCCAACAAGAAGTTTCTGTTTTCTCGCCCGGATATCATTCTCTGAATAGCATGAGCATGAGAGTATCAGATCCATCAACCGATCTAACGGACATTCGCCGCTCTCTCGTTGCACATCACACTCACCGTAGTCGTCTATCGTATTTCTGTACTCACAGTAGTTTTCGCAAACGTCCTCACAAACCTCTTCAATGATCGTTACTATGCTTTTTATTTCATCTTTCATCGATTCACCTCATATGTCTTCTATTTCCACACTTTCTCCATACACTCTGTATGAAAGAAAATATCTGTTTTTCTCTTTGTCCTCACGTATTCCACATTCCCCATATCATCATCCGGTTTGATTTCTTTTCCACATCCCGGACAGATCACCGGATGATCCCAGTGGCTTTCAATCCTCTTTTTTTCTGTGCATTCGTCATACCTGTTTCTCCCTAATTGCTTTGATCCTTGCCTTTAAGCTCTGCATCACCCATGCCTGCACATCATCTTTCTTTTCCAGCGCCTTCATCACATCCTCATCCCGGGTATCCACACACACAAGGTGGTGGATGATCACTCGTTCTGTCTGCCCCTGTCGGTGCAATCTCTTGTTTGCTTGAGTGTACAGCTCATAATTCCAAGTCAACCCGAACCAAATGACATGATTTCCACCTTGCTGCAGGTTCAGTCCATAAGCGCTGCTTGCCGGATGGGTCAGAAGGATGTCGATCTGTCCGGCATTCCAATCATCCTCATCCCGTGTGTTTTTCAACTCCCGGACACGCAACTTTGTTTTCTTGAGCGCCTCCAACAGCCGGATCCGGTCATGCTGGAAATTGTAAAACACCAGTGCCGGCTTTCCTTGCAAAGATTCAATCAACTCCATAAATGCCTCGATCTTACAGTTGTGCACCTCGTGGATATTCCGATCTTCGTCATAAATTGCCCCGTTTCCAAGTTGTAGAAGCTTATTGCTTAACGCCGCTGCACTAGTCACGCTAATCTCCTCCTCATCTTCCGGAAGCTCCAGTACCATCTTCCGTTCCAAGTCGGCATAGGCTTTTCTTGATTTATCATCCAGCATTACCGGGATTTCGTGATAAGTGACTTCCGGAAGCTGTAAGTAATCCTCCGCTTTCATGGAGATGCAGATATCCGAAATCTTTTGCAAGATGCTCTCTTCCGTTCCCGGCTTTGCCTTGTAGTTATATATCACATCTCTGCCTCTGTCCCCGGGATCAAAATACCGTTCCCGGAACTGTGTGTATCTCCGTCCCAGACGTTCGCCTCCATCCAGAAGGAATACCTGCGCCCATAAGTCCTCAAGTCCATTTGGGGAAGGCGTACCTGTAAGCTCCACAATCCTGTCGATATGCGTCCCAACACTTGCCAGAGATTTGAACCTCTTCGCCTTGTGACTCTTAAAGCTGCTGGACTCATCGATGACCACCATATCAAACGGCCAGCTGTTCCTGTAGTAATCCACCAGCCAGCATACATTCTCCCGGTTGATAATATAAATATCTGCCGGCGTGTTTAATGCCCGGATTCGTTTTGTCTGGCTTCCCAGAACCGGAGAAACCCTCAAGATCTTTGTGTGATCCCATTTATCTTTCTCTTTCGTCCACGTACCCTCCGCCACTTTTTTCGGCGCGATCACCAGAACTTTTTTAACTTGGAATCGATCATACTTCAATTCCCGGATCGCGGTCAGGGTCGTGACTGTCTTCCCGAGTCCCATGTCCAAGAATAATCCGATTTTTTTGACCTTGATAATCCTGCTGATGCAGTATGCTTGATACCCATGCGGTTTAAACTCCATCTCTTAATTTCTCCTTACACTCTTCCAGGAACAGCTTCACCTCGTGTTCGCCGTGCAGCACTCTTACCGCCTGCCCCATATCTTTTAATCTTTTCAGCTGCACCCTTTGTAGGGATGTCAGTCTCCCTGTTATTGTTTTCAGCTCCACGAACACCGCCGGATATCCCGGAAGAACCACGATCCTGTCAGGCACACCGTCATTACCGGGGCTTACCCACTTGAACGCTCTGCCGCCCAGTTTTCGGATTCCGTCCACTAATATTTTTTCCACTTCTCTTTCTCTCATGCCCGCTCCTTTTCCCGTATACTCTCTCACACACGTGTATATATACCTGTATTAGGCGTGTTAGGTACACGCCATATTTACCTAATTTATATATTTTTTCATTACTATAGAAAGTTGGTTTACATAGTTTACATATACTTAAAAACCTTTGTATTTACTGGGTTTTCTCACAAACTAAGTATGTAAACTTTTAAAAATTTATCGTTTACTTGGTTTACTGTTGATTTTTAACCCGTATACCAACTATCTCTGATAGTTTACTCTTGATTGTTTACACCCTTTCAAATCCTTTTTGTGTCCCGTATACGCCGTAGCGTCTCACACTTTTATTTCGTTTCCACCCTTTTATTGATGCCAGGATACCGTTTATCTCCATGCTGTCGGTTTTCTTCATAAATTTCACATCTCCATTAAAGCATTCTGCCCACACTTCCATCGCACAAACTTTATCTCTTTCTACCAATTCTGTTCCCTTTGGAAGATGCAGGCTTCCTGCGTAAAATTGTCTGCGCTGCGACAGGCTTAAGGAATCCCAGTTTGGAGGAATCAGACGTTCTAAGAATTCCCGGATCAACCCTTCCTTTCCGGATGCCTCTCTGTGGCTCTCCTGCATCTCTTCCGCCAGTTGTTCTTCTTCCTTAGTCATATACAGTGGTTCCCCCAACAGCCAATAGGTGTATGCCTCCGCCCATATCTGATCCACCTCCTGTGGCAGATCCTGCCACACGGACTTCTTTGCCGGGTGCACGCCCACATCCACTGGCCAAAACCGTCTGTTTCCTGTCATGTCCTTTAAAAACTCTTCTTCGTTGCTCGTTCCGAAGAAGACGCAGCGGCGCGGATATTTGTTCGTTCTGCGCCCATAGGCGGCACGGTAGATATCGTCTGTCTTACTTAAAAACTGCTTGACCGCATTGGTCTCCTGCTTTGTCATAGCAGTCAACTCCCCCACCTCATTAATCCACGTTCCCTGTATAAGTTCTGCGGCCTCTTTTCCCTCAAAACTAGTCAGGGAATCGGAAAAC